GTCCACTTTGTACTCAAAGATGTTGGCTTCGTGTATGTCGATATAGGCTCCGTACTGTCCAGTAACTACTTCAATGGGTTCCAATGTGATACCTGGTAGATCGTAATTTCCGTAATGTACTCCGAGAAAAAGCTTGCCGGCGTGTTGAGGGGTGGCAACAACTTCAACTCGCACAACCAAACCACTCTCCCAAAACGAATGCATCAGGGCAAAGACTTCCATAGGGCTCAAACTATAACTCTGTTCCTTGTTAGTATGGGTCTGGGTGAAGGGCGAAATAAATCCTTTGGCAATGACAGTGTTAACTGGGTCTGTGTCTTTCCATTCGTACACTCCTGAGCGCACAAATCTACTGGCAAGTTCTCTCATGTTCATCTCATCTACGGACACACCGAAGTGTTCCTTAGTGGTTGGCACGAAATTGTCGGTAATGAGCGACATCATCTCAGCGGCTACGGGAATATTGCTATTCGAATTGTAACCTGACATGAGACGCTCCAGTGGCAAAATGTTTCCATGCAACCCTTTGCAATCAAGGGAAGCATTCTGTGATAGATCGGCGTTAACATCAAAATCCATACTGGCTTTAGCCTCCGAGGCATTCCTGATATCGGTTCCGTTTCCATTTCCGTTGTTGTAGACTACATTGTTGGTGGTAGAAGAAGCCTGTCCTTGCATTGTTCCGCGCAGAACGCACGGTGCTCGAACAACTTCTTCAACGGTCATTTCGTAATGTTGGGGCTCCAATGACATGTGAGAAGTTCCTTTATGGTGTATCTGCTCAATCATATGGGTATCAAACAAGCGTAGATGGCTCAAATTGAGTTCGTCACAACGTTGTTGTATAATAGCTCTTTTCTGAGCAAAGACTTCGGGTCCACGGTAGTAGTAAAATAACAGGGCAGCCTGCAATCGATTTTCAATAAGATCTCGATTACGGCCCTGCATCTCTCGCTCTCCCATGCGTGTCCAATATAAAATATCCTCCACAGTCTCGCTGGCCATGACGGGCACATACTGATTAAGTTCCTCAGAATCGGGTCCGGCGTTTCAAAAACACGAGTTCCTCTACAGGAGTAAGTTCCCATCCATCCGCTAGTTCATTGCGCATGGTGATTCCATACTCTCCGAGAAACTTCGCATTCTTTTCAAACGAAAATCCTTTGTCTAACATCTTCTGTGTGGGCACAAAAAGCAAGTCGTCTCCGTAAGCTACAAATCCTGCACGATAGTATTCCTGGGCTGTAATTTCTGGGCATGTCTTAAGAGTGGCAACTCTCTGCAAAAGCCAATTCGCTATTGTGTTGAGCAATGTCGTGATTGGGCATCCACTGGGGTTTCCTTTGTGTTTTGCATAAAGTAGGTCATCACAACGCATAACTGAATGCACGATGTTCTCCATAATGGCTTTCCTAACCATTCGATCCTGTCGGGTAGCGTTGGTATAGAAACTCTCTATGATCTGAAAAACGGCCTGAATAATTTCCGGGGGTATTGTTCCATCAAACTTCGAATAGTCCACACTGGCACCTTTATCACCACAAC